AGGGAATGTTTGTAGTGCTCTAACTGGAAACGGAGCAATTACAGAACAACTAACCGATTTGAACCCGGGGACAGCATTTGTACGCGCAGATGACCAAAGCCTCATCGCTAGCGGCTCACTAAATATCGATGATACTAACAATGTAGCATCACATGTTTCAGACCTTTACCCAGACAACTTCGGGCCTTCTGCACTAAGCGAGGCTTTCATGGTTGTAAATGATACAATGTATCTAGTCGGTGGAATCGATACATGTAACCCGGCCTCTACGGCTTTGGGTGATATTTTCGTCACTGCTAGAATTCGATGCAGAGTTGTTAAACTAGGGACCAAGGACTGGATGGCAATTGCAATTCAATCGACCGCTTCAGACAACTGAGGTGGTTGAGTGACTGCTAACGATGATTATTTGAGAGGATACCGTGATGGATATAGAGACGGTCTTCTTGGTGTTAGGACCGGTGATAGGGTCGATATTACTCCTAGTGCGCCGGCTTCTAAAGCGAAAAAGACTCGTAAAGTTAGTGCTTACAGTAGAAGATACGGAGCAGAGTACAAGCGACTCAAACGAAAGCACCCACGAATAAAGTTTGGCGCGCTTAGTAAGAAAGCGCATGCAGCAACAAGGAAGGCGATGAAGTAATGCCTAAAGAAAAGACTTCTACACGCGCTCTTACGGGGACACGCTTACTTGATTTGCCCGTGCCTGCTTGCACTCCTGTATACAGTGATGGTGCGGGTTGGGGTGCTGGCTTAAATGGTTGGGTATCGATATCGGATACTGCTGCAACTGGGTTATATTATGAAAATTATTTTGACCTTAGTGGTTATGAATTAGACGATTTAACCTTAGTACCTACTATGATGCAATTACAAGACGCCTTGCCTTATTCTACTAACAATCTCGCTGACCCCTTACTTGGATTGGCGGTTTTTGATATTATCAGCCAAGAAAAGTTGGACCCGGTTCAGATAGCGGCAAATTATGTAAATGGCGATTATCCATCATCTCCGGGTTCATTAGAGGATTGGACTCAAGTACTTATGTGCGGGTTTAGATTATTTTTACCTCAAACAGATTTTGCTACAACTTCTCTATTGATGCCTGCACAAGGGGGGCCACTTGGTTCAAGTCAGTCCACGGCCGTGCAAAAATTATGGGTTTATCGTATTGTAGTGACGGGTGCCCAAGATTGGACGGACAAAAGCGTTTACATCCCTGCTACTCGATTTGTTCTTGGGGCTGAAATAATCAAAGAAGGCGACTTGGAATATATGATGAGATTAAAACGCTCATATGAATTGTCTACTCAAGGGTGATTCCTTGACAACTACAATGAATCAAAGGCGAAAATATACCGCCTTCATATCTTCATTATATGAAACACATCGGAATTTAACTAATACCGAAAAAAATAGAAATTACAAATATGAACTTCTCCAATCGATTGGTACGGTTGCTTTGGCAGTGTTAGCATTGGAAGCGCATACAATCGCGGCAAAAAAAACCTTTGGCACTGCTTGGAAAGGAGTGGTACAACCCATCTTATGGTTGGAGGGAATATATTGGGGCGGTTCTCAATTATCTTATGCTATTGGGGGTGATGTTGGAGTAGAACAATATAATCAATTCATTCGCATGGCCTATGAGCGTCCTACAGCAGCCGCGGAGATTGCAATTCAATCCGCCATGATAGTCGCGCCCGATGTAGCCACGACTGTAGTCGAAGGATATGCAGAACTTGGGCGAAGATATGAAGAAAATCCAATTACTCAATATATTCTTGGGAATTAATTTGATTTCATATTCCATCCAATCGCTTCTAGCGATTTCAGAATTGCCGCCATGATGGCGATTAATTCATCTGCTTGGTCTTCACTCATTCTTCTTCCTCCTTACACAAGCACGGAGAACCGTCCTCTTGGTTATCGATGCAACTTCGCTTATTCGCTACGCATCTCATTTTTCTTCCTCCGCAAATGTTCTTAGCAACTGCAATATGTACATGAATTCTCCGTTGCTACAATTATCAAGAAGTTCTTGCAACTCGCGATAATCCTTTCCGGTGACAATCATTCTTCTTCCTCCTTGGATGCGACATAGTCCCACCATGCTTGCATATTCATTCGTCACCACCCCTGACATACTTTGCTTCAAGAACTTGAGCGTTCCAAAGTAGTATAGCAGCAGATACACGGTTTGACCGTACTCCTTTCTGCCATTCTCTGTAGATGTCATATGCGTTGTCGCTCATACTAATGGTTACTGTTGGCATTCTAATTCACCTATCCTTTCTAATTCCTGTTCTGCCCATGTTCTGTCGTCTTCATGGGTAGAACGATTCATAATTAAGTTCAGTATTCGTATGTAGTTCAGTGGTGTGGGGGTTATGTCCGCCATGTTTTACCCTAGGGGCCACTGATATATAACTATTATTATTTTATTTTAAAGCACTTTGGGGGGGGGCCCCCCCCTAAAAACGCTGTATTACTACTAGATTAGTAGTAGATTAGCCCCTAGCCGATAGCGATAACTCAGAGGCCGTGCCTATACCCCCGTGGGGATTGGCATATATGGGGCCTTTGGTGCAAAGCACTTCGGGGCGGCTCCGCCGCGAAGATTTAATCCGAGGGGGTAGTTTATACACTGCCTCGGTACAGCGGTTGGTATGGCAACAGCAAAAACAGGTAGTTTTTACCTGACCGAGACTATACAAATAGCAGCCGGAGCGGCTAACGGAACTAGAGTGCAGGGTAGCATTGATTTGGGCGCATATGTAAATGTGGCAACAGGTCAAGCAATTGCAGTAGAAAGCGTAGATTTTATTCACCAATTCACTAACGATTATGGAGGGAATGTTTGTAGTGCTCTAACTGGAAACGGAGCAATTACAGAACAACTAACCGATTTGAACCCGGGGACAGCATTTGTACGCGCAGATGACCAAAGCCTCATCGCTAGCGGCTCACTAAA